AAAAAAAATCCCCCGCAAGTTGCCCGGCGGGGGAGTTAAGGAGACGTTTTACCATCCCAAGGAGAAGCGCGAACCTTGCGGTAGCACTCACAAGTAGTGTACACTGAAGTCTACGAGGCCACAAGTTTTTGGAGGCACCTGCGCAAATGTTGGAACATTTAATTTCTGCCGACCTTGACCCTATCGTTTTTGATGACGAGCCGCAAGGCTTTACGCAATTACCCAACGCCAATGCCACCGAGATTATTGATGCGCAGGTAAAGACCGCTGACTGGCTGACATCCCTTGGGCTTGACGACGATCATGCCGAGAACGCAGCCAACGCCAAATCAGCGCGAAACGCTTTTGCTTCCCTTACAGCCGGAACCAATACCACGACAGTGCAGACAGCGCTGGCAAACATAAAAGCGCCCCAAGCAGTTCAGCACTTGGTGGGGATGCTGACGGCGTACGACTGGGAGTTTGTAGAGCAGGCCAAGAACCTGCGCGGGTATGCAGTAGCTAAAATTTTGGACGACTGCGAAAACCCCAACGCCAACATCCGCTTAAAGGCGCTGTCCTTGCTGGGCAAGGTGACAGAGGTGGGGCTGTTTACTGAGAAGATTGAAGTCAAGAAGGTGGATGCCAGCGCTGAGGAACTGGAGGAGCGCATACGCCAGCGCTTAGCTAAGTACTTGCCGCCCGTGCAAGAGATCGAGACCGTGGAAGTCAAGGACACGCATGAGCAAGACGGACTCTCCTGAGCTGTCTCAAGAGCGCATCATGCAGATTTTGACGAGTCTGCCCAATATGCCGTTGCATGAGAAAGCTGCGCTGCTTGATGAGCTAGACGAGCTAGATGACAAGAAGGCGGTTAAGGCATGCCACGATGACTTCTTGGCGTTTTGCCAGTACGTCTACCCTGATTGGAAAGAAGGACCGCACCACCGCCACCTAAAACCCATTCTTAACGGGGTGGTTAAAGAGGAAGATGGGCGTGTGACGGTCTCCATGCCGCCTCGGTTTGGTAAATCGGAGACGATCGCTTATCTTTTTGTGGCATGGTATCTGGGGCATCACCCAACACACCACATTATTATGGTAACGCACACCGCGTCGTTGTCCGCCACGTTTGGTCGAAAGATACGTAACCTCATTGACGGGCCAAAATATCAGAAAGTGTTCCCAAAAACGCAGGTATCCAAGGATAAAAGCGCAGCGGATGACTGGACAACGACCGCAGGGGGCAAGTATTTTGCAATTGGTATAGGCGCAAACGTAGCAGGGCACGGCGCACACTTACTGATTGCTGACGACTTGGTGTCGGAGCAGGCACTGGTAGCAAACCCGGACACAATTTTTGAGAACGCATGGCAGTACATGCAAGTCGGCCCACTGCAACGGCTTATGCCCGGAGGAAGGATCGTGATGATCGGCACTCGATGGGGTAAAAAAGACCCGATTGGTCGTGCGTTGCAGTGGGCGGACAGCAATCCAGACAGTCCACAGTGGAACGAGATACGCTTCCCTGCCATTTTGCCTAGTGGCAAGTCACTTTGGCCCGAGCAGTGGCCTCTTGAGAAGCTGGAAGCCAAAAAAGCCAGTATGTTTCCCCAGTTTTGGGCCGCGCAGTACATGCAAGAGCCTACGTCTGAGGAAGGCGCGATCATTAAACGTGAATGGTGGAAGGAGTGGGAGGAAGAAGATCCCCCAGAATGCGACTACATCATCATGGTGCTCGATGCTGCGGCGGAAATGAACAACCGCGCTGACTTTACCGCGCTCTTAACGTGGGGGGTGTTCCGCCACGATCGGCTAACCAAAGGGATGTCCCACATTATTTTGCTCAACGCCATAAATGTGCGCGTCGAGTTCCCAGAACTTAAGGACTTGGCCCTTGAGGAGTACAAAGAATGGGAGCCCGATGCGTTTGTGGTGGAGAAAAAGTCCAATGGCACCCCGTTGTTCCAAGAACTTCGCAAAATTGGCATTCCTGTGTCTGAATTTACGCCGCACAGGGGCACAGGGGACAAATATGCGCGTATTTCTGCGGTTGCGGATATTTTCAGATCAGGTATGGTCTGGTATCCTGCGGGGCGGCGGTGGGCGCAAGAAGTTATCGACCAAGTTGCTGAGTTTCCAAACGGCGAAAATGACGATATGGTTGATTGCACCTCAATGGCTATGGCCCGCTACCGCAGCGGAGGATTCATTCGCTTAAATAGCGACTACGAAGACAATCAATACCATCGCCCACGCAAAGCGGTGTACTATTAAAGGATTATTTATGGCGACAAGTAACATGTTCCCCGCAATTGGCGGCGCACCGCTAGGTCTTCCAACGGGACTTTCGGCATTGGAGGATATGCCAGACAGCGACGAGTCTGTGATTGAGATTGAGATCGATAACCCAGAAGGTGTACGCATTGGGCTAGACGGCATGGAGATCGACTTGATGCCCGGTGAGGAGGATGGCGGCGTACCGTTTGATGCCAACTTGGCCGAGCATATGGATGAGGGCGAGCTGTCTAAAATTGCCAGTGAATTGACAGGTTTGATCGAAGCAGACATTAGCTCCCGCAAAGAATGGGTAGAGATTTACGTCAAAGGGCTGGAAGTTCTGGGGATGAAGTACGAAGAGCGTACAGAACCTTGGAACGGCGCTTGTGGTGTTTTTTCCACACTGTTAACCGAAGCGGCTATTCGCTTTCAAAGCGAAACCATTATTGAGACGTTCCCCGCCGCAGGCCCAGTAAAGACCGAGATCGTTGGAGCGATCGACCGGCTGAAAGAACAAGCTGCCGAGCGCGTGCGGGACGACATGAACTACCGCCTGACTGAGCAGATGCCTGAGTACCGCAAAGAGCACGAGCGCATGCTGTTTAACTTGGGGCTGGCTGGGTGCGCGTTCAAAAAGGTCTATTACGACACAGCCAAAGAACGCCAAGTGGCGATGTTTATTGCTGCCGAAGACGTTATCTTGCCTTGGGGATGCTCTGGAGTTGAGAACGCCGAGCGTGCTACGCACACTATGCGCAAGACGGAGAATGATCTTAAGCGACTGCAAGTGGCGGGGTTCTACCGCGATGTGGACTTGGGGGAACCCCAATCGTTTTTCTCGGATATTGAGAAACAAAAAGCCGAAGATCAAGGGTATACCCTTACAGAAGACAACCGCTATCAGTTGTTTGAGACTTGCGTAGAGTATGACTTGCCCGGGTTTGAGGACAAGGATGGCTTGGCGCTGCCCTATATTATTACGATTGACCGGGGCACAAACAAAGTACTGTCTATCTACCGTAACTGGGAAGAGGAAGACAAGCGGTGCCAAAAGCGCGATCACTTTGTGCAGTATGACTACATCACTGGGTTTGGTGCTTACGGGATTGGCTTCATTCACCTGATCGGCGGCTACGCCAGAGCAGGCACGTCCATCATCCGCCAGTTGGTGGATGCGGGCACATTATCGAATTTGCCGGGCGGCTTGAAAGCCCGAGGTCTGCGAATCAAGGGGGACGACACCCCGATCGCTCCGGGCGAGTGGCGCGATGTGGACATTCCAAGCGGAGCAGTGCGTGACAACATCATGCCGCTGCCGTACAAGGAGCCGAGCCAAGTGCTGGCAGGCCTGCTGGACAACATCACTGGCGAAGCCCGCCGTCTGGGGTCGATCGCAGATATGAACGTGAGCGACATGGGGGCTAATGCGCCTGTGGGCACAACGCTGGCTCTGCTGGAGCGGCAACTCAAGACAATGAGCGCGGTTCAAGCGCGTGTTCACTACTCGATGAAGCAGGAGTTCAAACTGCTCAAGGCCATTATTCGTGACCACTCCCCTAAAGACTACGCATATCAGCCAGTAGCAGGCGATCGTCAAGCCAAACAGTCTGATTACGATATGGTGGACGTAATCCCAGTATCAGACCCCAACAGCTCGACAATGGCCCAGCGGATCATGCAGTACCAAGCTGTGATTCAGTTGAGCCAACAAGCCCCGCAGATTTACGACTTGCCCCAATTGCACCGCCAGATGATTGAGGTGCTGGGCGTGAAGAACGCGGACAAGTTGGTGCCGGTTGATGAGGATCAGAAACCCCGAGATCCTGTGAGCGAGAACATGTCGTTCCTAACAGGTAAACCGACCAAGGCGTTTATCTACCAAGACCACGATGCGCACATAGCAGTCCACACCAGCATGATGCAAGACCCGCTGGTCATGGGGCAAATTGGCCAAAACCCACAGGCGCAAGCAATGCAGGCGGCGATCATGGCTCACGTTGCGGAGCACATTGCCTTCCAGTACCGCAGTAAGATTCAAGAACGCCTTGGCGCTACGCTCCCCGCTCCTGATGTGGAGTTGCCAGAGCAGGTGGAGGTGCAGTTGTCCAAGCTCGTGGCGCAGGCTGCGCAGCAGTTGCTGACAATGAACAAAGGGCAGGCCGCGCAGCAACAAGCCCAGCAGCAAGCCCAAGACCCGATCATTCAGATGCAGCAGCAAGAGTTGCAGATCAAGAAGCAGGAAGCTGACATCAAGGCTAAGAAGGTTGAAGGCGATCTGCTGCTTAAGCAGGCTGAGATTGAACTCAAAGCGCAAGCCCAAGGCAGTCAGAACCCTGACCCAGTGATGCTGGCTGAGCAGCACCGCCTAGAGATGGATATGCAGATTCAGCGGCATGCACAAGAGATGGCAGCGGCCCAGCAGCAACAGCAAATGGCGATGCAACAGGGCCAGCAGAACATGGCGATGCAACAGCAACAGCAAGCACAAAAGATGGCGCATGGAGGGCAAGTGCATGCCCAAAAACTACGGCACGCTGAGCAAAAAGCCAGTAAGCCTGCGGGAGATAACTGATGGATCCGAAACTCCTTGAGTTGATAAATAGGAAGCTTGAAGCTCAGATTGAGAGTTTCAGGGCGATTTTGTGTGATGGTGGAGCGAAATCCTACGATCACTACAAAGAACTGAGCGGGACTATCCGAGGTCTCCAACTCGCTCAGTACGAACTTGGTGACCTCGTGCGTAAACTGAAAGACTCTGACGATGAATAAATTTGACGTGCAAGCGGTCGATTTGTCCGGCATTCTCAACAAGCCAGTTGAGGATAAAGCCAAACAAATCCCCGACCCCGTTACTTACCACCTTCTGTGCATGCTCCCAGAAGCCAAAGAGGAATACGAAGGCGGCTTGTTAAAAGCCAGCCAAACCATGATGCACGAGGAGCTTCTCTCCCCCGTGTTGTTTGTGGCCAAGATTGGACCCGATGCTTTTGCAGATAAAGACCGATTCCCGTCGGGCGCGTCTTGCAAGGTCGGAGATTTTATTTTGGTACGGCCCAATACCGGCACCCGAATGAAAATCCACGGGACTGAATGGCGACTCATCAATGATGATTCTGTCCAAGCAGTTATTCAAGATCCACGCGGCATCCAACGTCCATAAGGAGGCATCATGGCTGATACAGAAAAAGTAGAGTTTTCGTTCCCGGACGAAAAAGAACAAGCAGAAGATAAAGCTTCTGCCGACAACACTGATTTTGAAGTCGTTGACGACACGCCGCCCGAAGACCGTGGCCGCTCACCAATGAAAGAGCCTCCTTCGGAGCCTACAGAAGAAGAGCTTGCTACGTACTCTGACAGCGTAAAGCAGCGGTTTAAGCACTTTACTAAGGGCTACCACGAGGAGCGCAGAGGCAAAGAAGCAGCAATTCGGGAAAAAGAAGAAGCGCTGCGTATTGCCCAGATGCTGGTTGACGAGAACAAGAAGCTTAAAGGTTCTTTGTCTCAAGGCCAGAGCGCACTGCTGGAACAAGCCAAAAAGGTTGTGGCCAACGATGTTGAAAAAGCTAAAGCTAAATACAAAGCAGCTTTGGAAGCTTTTGACACAGACGCTACTGTTGCGGCGCAACAAGAAATGTTTGCCGCGCAGATTAAAGCAGATAAAGTTAACAATTTTAAGCCAGCCCCTTTACAAGAGGCTAAAGCTGATGTACAACAGCAACAAATTCAGCAACCTGTTCAGCAGGCCGATCCCAAACTCCTTGCATGGCAAGAGCGAAACAGTTGGTTCGGCCCTAACAAGAAGATGACAGCGTACGCGCTGGGGCTTCATGATGACGTGGTGGCTGAAGGAGTGCCTGTTGGAAGCGACGAATACTATAAACGTATAGACGCTGACATAAGGGAAAGATTCTCGGAGCAGTTTGGATCCGATGAGTCCGTTGATGCGAAACCTCAACGTACTAAATCCAACAATGTTGCACCTGCAACCCGTAGCACAGCGCCCAGAAAAATCGTGCTTACGCAGACACAGGTGAATCTCGCCAAACGACTTGGTGTCTCCTTGGAGAGCTATGCGCGTGAGGTTGCTAAAGAAATGAGGAAATGAAAATGGAAAAAGTTCGTACAAGTCGTGAACTTGAGACCCGTGAAAAGTTGGAGCGCCCAAAACAATGGATGCCCCCACAACTGTTGCCCGATCCTACGCCGGAACCGGGCTACGCATTTCGCTGGATTAGGATCAGTACACTGACTAAGGCTGACGCCACTAATCTTTCCTCTAAGTTACGTGAAGGCTGGGAACCCGTTAAGGCTTCCGACCATCCTGAAATTCGCCTGTTTGGATCGACCAATGGTCAGTTCCCAGATAGCGTGGAGGTTGGTGGTTTGTTGCTTTGCAAAACCCCGGTGGAGTTCGTTGACCAACGCAATGCTTACTACGGCCAACAAGCTGAAGCGCAGATGCAGTCAGTGGATAACACCTTCATGCGCGAGAACGATCCTCGGATGCCTATGTTCAAAGAACGCAGCTCCAAGGTGACTTTTGGCAAAGGTACTTAATTTTTTGGAGTCTTAAATGGCATACCCTACTGTCAATAAGACGTACGGCTTCAAACCACTCAATCGTTTGGATGGTTTGCCTTACGCCGGAGCGATCCGTCAAATCCCAATCGCGCCTTCCTACGCTACTGCAATCCTGAACGGTGATACCGTCAAGGTTGACACTAACGGCTACATCGTGGCTGCTAGTACAACTGACTCAGGCAGCATCATTGGCGTTTTGGTTGGTTGTTCTTACATCAACTCGTTGAGTCAGCCTACATTTGCGCAAGCATATCCAGCAGCTACTTCGACTTCCACCAACATGGCTTTGGCTTTTGTTGTGGATGATCCAAGTGCTGTGTTCAAGGTCTGCGCTACCACTGCCGGTTCTACAACTCCTGCGGCTTATAGCCGTGCGATTGTTGGCTCCAATGTGGCTTTGGTTGCAAACGTTGGTTCGACCACCACTGGTGACTCGTACTACGGTATTGACGGTTCTTCCGCCAACACCACCAACACCTTGCCCGTCCGCGTGGTTGACGTTGTGCCTGATACAGCTACCGGCTCTGCCACTACTGCTGCTACCACGTACTACGAGTTCCTCGTGAAGTTCAACACCGCGCAGTACAACAATACTACCGGTATCTAAGGAGCTAAATCATGGCTATTTCACGCGCACAACTGCTCAAGGAATTGCTCCCCGGCCTGAACGCTTTGTTCGGCTTGGAGTACGCTAAATACGGCGAAGAGCACAAAGAGATCTACGAAACCGAAACCTCGGAGCGTAGCTTTGAAGAAGAAACGAAACTGTCTGGTTTCTCTGCTGCACCTGTCAAGAACGAAGGCTCTGCCATCGCTTATGACAACGCACAGGAAGCATGGACTGCTCGTTACACCCACGAAACCATTGCAATGGGCTTCTCCATCACTGAAGAAGCAGTGGAAGACAACTTGTATGACTCGTTGTCCAGCCGCTACACCAAGGCTTTGGCCCGTGGTATGGCTTATACCAAGCAAGTTAAAGCTGCTTACGTGTTGAACAACGCCTTCACTGGTGGCCCTACCTATGGCGACGGCGTGGTTCTGTGTTCTACCGCTCACCCTCTGGTGTCCGGTGGTACTAACAGCAACACCCCATCTACCCCTGCTGACTTGAACGAAACATCGTTGGAAAACGCTGTTATTCAAATCGCTGGCTGGACAGATGAGCGTAGTTTGCTGATCGCTGCTAAGCCCAAGAAATTGGTCGTTCCTCCAAACTTGATGTTCGTGGCTACCCGCCTGCTCGAAACTGAGTTGCGCGTTGGTACAACCGACAACGACATCAACGCCTTGAAGAACAACGGCTCGATTCCTGAAGGCTACACCGTTAACCACTTCTTGACAGACACCAACGCTTGGTTCCTGTTGACTGACGTGCCAAACGGCTTGAAGCACTTCGTTCGTTCTCCGCTGTCTAACTCAATGGATGGAGATTTCGACACCGGAAACGTCCGTTACAAGGCCCGCGAGCGTTACAGCTTCGGCGTCTCTGACCCCCTCGGCATCTTCGGAAGCCCCGGCGCATAAGGCTTCGGCCTTATTAAGAGGGCCCTTCGGGGCCCTTTTTCTTTTTCAAATTAAGTGTGGTACATTACCTGTTACTAAGTCATAGGAGCAAATATGGACACCACAAACCTACCCAAAACCCGTGCTGAAGCCAAAGCTATTGGAGCGCCTCATTACTTTACCGGGGAACCCTGCAAACATGGGCACATTGCCGCTCGCCAAACCAAAGGCGCTTGCGTAGAGTGTTTGAAGGTAGAGTGGCGGCAAAGCGCAAAAACCCGCGCAGAGTATTTTCGGGGGTACAACAAACGCGAAGATGTCAAAGAGCGCAAGCATGAATGGTATGCCGCCAATCATGAGCAGGTAAAGCAAGCCGCCGCTACCCGCCCGCTACACATCAAACGGGAATATCAAAAAACTTGGAAAGAAAAAAATGGCGTATGGGTTCGAGCAGATACCAAAGCCCGCAGGCGCAAGCATAGGGACGCCACTCCTCCTTGGCTATCCAGGCAACAAAAATCGGAGATTCGGCAGATATACCAGATTGCCATTACGATGACCAAGACTACGGGGGAGCAGTACGTCGTCGATCATATCGTTCCATTGCGCGGGGAGTCCGTATGCGGGTTGCATGTGCCGTGGAATTTGCGGGTCATTACGCAGGAGGAAAATTTGGTGAAGTCCAACAAACTTCTTGCGCATCCAGCCGACCAGTGATATATTGGCTTATCCGGGCTTTCCGGTGTATCA